GGCGTCAGAATAAGCCCGAGACCCCGCTCGACACGATCGAGGTCATCGGCTCAGTCAAGATCCCGCCGGCCAATCCCAAGTGGCACGCTGTCGCCCAACGCATCTACAAGTCCCTCCAGCCCTCGGGGCAATCGCGATACTACGAAGACTCGGACTGGTCTGCAGCCTATCTGTTGGCCGAATCCCTGAGCCGGGACCTCAAGCCGCAAGTCGTTGGCGTGCATCCGGAGACGGGGAAGGTGATCCGCGCGTACATCCCGCTGCGGGGTGCGTCCTTCGCGGCCTATCTGAAGGCGTTCGCCGCGCTCGGCGTGACAGAGGGGGACCGGCGCCGGATGGGCATAGAGATCACAAGGACGCCGGACCGGCCCAAGCTGGCGCAGGTCTCGGTCATGGACGAATACCGCGATGCCCTCGGAGGTTAGCAAGCGTATCTGCCTCCAGTGCGGTGTGGATATCTCAGCCCGTCACTGGAGAGCCAAGTATTGCAGCCAGAAGTGCAGGGACCGCTATCTGTATGCACAGGCCCACCCGAGACTGGAACGGCACTGTGCGTGGTGTGGCGTAGATATCAGCGCCAAGAAACGACATGCAATCTACTGCTCGAGGATCTGTAAGACCAAAGCGTCGGACGACAGGCGGTTAGACGACGGGCGCAGTCTCCGGCGGGACCGGGCGAGATACCAGCGGGAAGCGGAGCACAGGAAGGAATATGCACGCCGTTACCTTGTTGAGCGGCCCGGATTCGCCAAGGCGATGCAGTTGCGTCGCAAGGCTCGGCTCCGCGCGGTGCCGGCGTATCGGTTTACGGAGCGTGATTGGCGGCGGCTAAGGCTGCGCTATGACAATCGCTGCGCCTACTGCGGAGAACAAACCCACGACTTGCAGCGCGAACATCTTATCCCGATATCCCGTGGTGGATCTCACGGGATAGGCAATATTGTACCGGCCTGTCCCCGCTGCAACTATGCGAAACGGACAAGCCTCCCCATCGAGTGGAAACGACGGCTAATTGAGGAGAGGGGGTGATGCCCACTCCTACTCTTCAAATCGAGCCGGTCACGATCGGCCCGACCTGGCAACGAGACGAGACCAACCCGAGCGGATGGTACCTTCCGAGGCGAACCCTCGGCTGGCACGCAGCCCAATGGGCGGCCGAACGGCTACAACACGAGAACGGCAAGCCCTGGCGCTACACTCCAGAGCAGCTGCGGTTCTTGCTCTGGTGGTACGCGGTGGACGATGGTGGTCGCTTTGTCTACCGCGATGGCGTGCTCCAGCGATTGAAGGGCTGGGGCTGACTAGGGCAAGGACCCATTCGGCGCGACCATCTGCGCATTCGAGTTCGTGGGGCCCTGCCGCGTGGACCCAGACGGTGAGACCGTCCGGGACCCGTGGGGGAACGAGCACCCCGCCGGTATCCCGCACCCGCAGGCGTGGGTGCAGACCGCGGCGGTCAGCAAAGAGCAGACCAAAAACACAATGACGTGCTTTCCGTGGCTGTTCACGCGGGCCATGATCGAAGAGTATGCGATCGACCCCGGCAAACAGATCATCTACGCGCACCACGGCGCGCAGCGGATTGAGGCGGTCACGAGCTCGCCGGCTACGCTCGAGGGCGGGCGCGCCACGTTTGTACTTCGCAACGAGACTCACCACTGGCTCTCCACGAACGAGGGCCACGAGATGGACGCCGTCATTGAGCGCAACGCGTCCAAGTCCCCGGATGGGGCATCAAGGGCGCTCAGCATCACGAACGCCTACGAGCCCGGCGAGGAGTCGGTAGCGCAGATCGCCCGCGAGGCGTACGAGGCGATCGAGGCCGGCAGGTCCGTAGGGGTCGGTTTCCTCTACGACTCTCTCGAGGCCCCGCCGGATGCGACGCTTGACCCATCGACCCTGCCGCAGACCATCGAAGCCATCCGGGGAGACTCGACCTGGCTCGACATACCGCGCATCATCCAGAGCATCCTCGATAGGCGCAACCCACCGTCACGGTCCAGGCGCTTCTGGCTCAACCAGATCGTCGCCACCGAAGACGCCTGGGTGACTCCGCAGGAATGGGACCGGCTGGCCGACCGGAAGGAGGCGGTGGCCGACAAGGAGCCGATAACTCTCGGCTTCGACGGCGCGACCACCGACGACCACTGT